GAGAAATAAGGGTATCTGGGCCGCTTGCGTTTATTGAAACAACTGAGAGTGATAAATTCCTGCACTTAATTGTACTGCTAGGTTCCCATGAATCAAATTCCATCAGCACGGTTTTCCTGAATGATCAGGCTTTGACTTTAGATGGGAGTGGCAACTGTACCGCCCCATCGCAATTTGCTAACAAAGTGAGGATACGAAAATTTCTTGGAACAGATACACAATCCGCAGATCCAGATCTGATTTCTGAATCAGCAAAATGGACTGCCAATCATACGCTAGCTGGAATTACATATATTTATGCGAGGCTGGAATTTGATGGCGATGCGTTCCCAAATGGCATTCCAAATATCTCAGCGGTAGTTCAAGGAAAAAAGATCAAAGATAGTACAGGCAACACGGTGTACAATCATAATCCAGCGTATGTCATTCGAGATTTTTTACAAGATAGCAAGTTTGGATTATCCGTTTCAGATTCTGAAATTGATGATACCAGTTTCGATGCGGCGGCTACGATATGCGATGAAACCATAGCATTGGCCGCTGGGGGCACAGAAAAGAGATACGATTTCCACGGATCAATTGAATCAAACAATTCTCCGAAAGAAACTCTGACAAGAATGCTTACAAGCTGTGGAGGGATCATTTTCTATGCGAACGGCAAGTTCAAAATCAAGGTTGCCAAATACGTTTCCCCAACGATTACTCTGGATGAGGATAATCTCCGATCTGGTTTGACTGTAGAAACCAAGAGATCTGTAAGAGAAAACTATAATGCGGTGAAGGGGGTTTTTTCTCCGGCATCGACAAATTATATACCGACAGATTATCCGGCAGTTGAATCCAGCACATTCCTTGCCGAAGATAATAATATCAAGCAGTTTTTGAATCTCGATCTGCCATACACGCAAACATCAACGATGGCACAGCGCCTAGCAAAAATAGCCTTATTCAGAGAAAGGCAAAGCGTAGCGATTACAGCATCATTTGATCTGAACGCATTCCAGCTTGATATCGGCGATACCGTGCAAATTACAAATACCCGATTTGGCTTTACAAATAAAGTTTTTGAGGTTGCGAACTGGGAGCCATCATTCGCGCCTAGCGGAGAACTGGGAGTCCGATTGGAACTGAGAGAGTTGGCTTCAACCGTTTACGATTGGAATGCAGAAGAATCAGCGTTTATTCAGGATAATACGACGCTCCCAAGCCCTATTAATATCTCCGCTCCAGCTATAACAGTGAGCGATGAGCTTCAAACATTCAATGAAAAAGCATTATCAGTTCTTATTATTCAAGTAACAGGCGGATCAATTTACAGCAATCGGTTTGAGGTAGAGGCTAAGAAGTCAACAGAATCAGAGTTTATTTCCCTTGGCTCTTCATCCGCAACGAAGTTTGAGCTCGTCGATGTTGAGGATGGATCGATCTATGATGTAAGGGCGAGATCAATCTCAGGGTTCGGTACAAGATCAGCATTCGTAACAGCATCACATCAGGTGGTGGGAAAAACAGCACCGCCATCGGATGTTACCAATCTCTCAGCAAACGTCATCAACGGGCAAGTGCAACTTAGCTGGACTCCTGTGACGGATCTTGATCTCTCGCATTATTTGGTGAGATATCAGAGTGTTACTTCCGGAGCTTCATATCCTAATTCAAATACCATCGCCGAAAAAGTGGCACGGCCAGCGAATACTCTTACGACAGAAGCGAGGGCTGGAACATATTTTGTGCGGGCGATTGATAAGTTAGGGATACCATCAGCGAACCCTACAAGCGTAGTTGTTACCACAGATGTTTTAGCATTTGATGCGCTGAATGTGGTTTCTACGACTACTGAGAATCCTGCATTTTCAGGCACAGTCACTGATGCCGCCGTTGTCGATAATACGGTGGTTCTGGGAACATCAACACTATTCGATGCGACCGCTGGGAACTTTGATGATGGTGCAGGAAATTTTGATGGCGGGTTTGGAAATGTTGTAAGTTCCGGCTCCTATAATTTTGCGAACTTCATTGATCTTGGCGCGAAGCATACAAGCAGGGTGGTTGCTGATCTCACAACAAGTAGGCTGGATTATATCAATTTATTTGATGATGCGACGGGGAATTTTGATGATCGCCAAGGTTTGTTTGATGGAGATTCCGTTATCTTTGATACAACCGATGTACAACTTGAGGTAAGAACATCTGATACTGGAAACAATCCATCATCAAGCCCATCAGATTGGACTGCTTTCCAACGATTTATTGTCGGTGATTATTCTGCCAGATCATTTGATTTTCGGGCAGTTCTTACATCAAAGGAACCATCAGCGAGTCCCGTGCTTTCCGGTGTTACTGTGACAATTGATATGCCAGATCGGATTGATACAAAAAGGAATATTGATTCAGGCGGTTCAGGCGTAGCCAACGTCACTTTCAATATCGCGTTCAAGGAGACTCCTGCGATCATTGTGAATATTAACAATCAGCAAGCAGGGGATTTTTACACGATCACGAATGAGAGCGCGACAGGCTGTACAGTGAGCACATTCGCATCGGGTGGTGGTGCGGCAAATCGAAACTTTGATATCATGGCAAAAGGCTTTGGGAGGGTGATAACATGAGCCAAAATGATTTCACGATTGCGAACCAATCGTTTCCTAATTTTAGATCAGATTTGAATACGGCGTTGCAAGCTCTCGCATCTACGAGTTCTGGAACATCTGCCCCATCAACCACGTTTGCCAATCAGCTTTTTTATGATACGACCAACAACATTTTAAAGATTCGTAATGAAGATAATGATGCTTTTATTCCTATCGCTTTGTTAGATCAATCGAATGATGTGGTGACTGAGATTCAATGTAGAGGTATTGCATTCTCTGATGGCGATGATGCGATGACTATTGCAGATGGCGGCGCATGCACATTCCCGCAGGATGTTACAGGCCTTACGTTTACGCCAACGGGCGATACATCATCAGGCGATTCCGCCGCATTTGGGCGTACTGCATCGGAGGGTGCAATCATTACAGGCCAAGGCTCGACCAACGATGTTACGATTAAGAATGATGCTGATACCGCAGTTATTGAAATCCCAACAGGGACGACAAATGTTTCAATCGCTGGTGATCTGACAGTAGGAGCTATCGCTCTTTCATCAACCACATCTGTAAGCCATTCAAGCAATACATCGTTAGCTTTAGATTTCGGAGCGGGGCAAAATTTCATTATTACACTGGGCGGCAATATAACATCGCTGACTGCTACGAATGAAACGGCGAACCAGACAGGATTCATCATATTCATTCAGGATTCATCGGGCAACAGAACTGTATCTCCGAATTCCTCAGATTTTAAACAAGTTGGAGGAACAGCGATTACCTTGAGTACGGCTGGAAACGCAGTAGATGTCGTGCCATATATTTGCAAAGGAGCAAATGATATTCTCCTCGGCAATCCGCAACTTGCGTTCAGCTAGGAGGATTTGATGTCTGGTCCATTTGGCTCAGGAGCGCTTCAATTTTTCTCTGGCGGTGATACTGGATTTTATCCGCTTTCCATAGGTCAGTCGTTAAGATTTAATGCAGGCGACTCAGCTTTTTTAAGCCGTACAACAGGTAGCGCCACTAACACTTTTACTTTTTCGACTTGGTTAAAGCGTGGGAATATTTCTGCCGGAGACTACCAATACATTTTTGCAAGCGGGGCTTCTGGGTTAGCAATTGGCAAAAGTTCTGATGCAACCCTTGCAGACAAACTTTATATTTATGATGGCTCATCTACTCAAGCGGCAGACCCATTGATACGTGATGGTGGTGCTTGGTATCACATACTTCTTTCGTCAAACTCTGGAACAGGCGTTTTATATATAAACGGCGAGTCTGTTAAAACAAGTATAAGTGTAGCCTCCCTATCTACGAGTTCGGGGGTGACACGAGTTGGTAGATATGGCAATGGTAATTTCTATTTAGATGCATACTTAGCAGAAACGCATCTTGTCACTGGATCGGCATTAACACCAAGCTCTTTCGGTGAAACAAAAAACGATATTTGGGTTGCTAAGGCTTACACCGGATCACACGGAGATGACGGTTTTAAACTTACGTATGCTGATTCTTCTGATATAGGAAACGATTCTTCTGGCGAAAACCATGATCTTACAAATACTAATTTAACAGCGAGCGACGTGGTTGTTGATAGCCCGACGAATAATTTTTGTGTTTTCAATGCTCTTAACAATTCTTTAACACTGTCTGAAGGAAATCTAAAAGCAAGCGAAGCAACTAGTTCTGCTGGCACTGGAGTAATGGGGACGTTCGCAATTGATATCGCAAGTTCAACGAAATTTTATTTTGAGTTTTTATTCGTTGATGGTGAATTTCTTTTTGGGATTGCACCAGTTACGACATTATCTTCAGATGTGAATAGAACAGGAGCACTTGGGTATTTTAAGGACGGAAGAAAATTTGACGGCACTACAGGAACATCATATTCAAGTGCGTTTTCTAATGGTGATGTAATTGGAGTATCAGTAGGAGGAGGTCAAATTGAATTTTTCCGTGATACTGGAAGCGGCGTGGTTAGCTTGGGCGTAGCGTTTTCAGGTAAAACAGGCTTATTCGTGCCAGTAGCCATAGAAACATCAGCAAGCAGTACGAATGCTATTTTAAACTGCGGCCAAGATAGCACATTCGCTGGACAAAAATCAGCAGGATCAAATTCTGATGCTAATGGCATTGGGTTATTTCACTACAGTGTGCCAAGTGGAAATCTGGCACTTTGCAGTTCAAATTTACCTGATCCCGGTATTGATCCAAATAATAATGAAACACCGGATCAGTACTTTGACACAACGCTGTACACTGGCAATAGCTCGACTCAATCGATTACAGGACTCCAGTTTCAACCAGATTTTGTTTGGTTGAAAAGTAGAACTTTAGTTATTTCACACGGATTGTTTGATGTGATTCGGGGAACGTCTACGGCGGGATCAGACAGCAAAGCAATAGGTACAAACAGAACAGAAACAGAGGGAAATGGAAACGGAGTACTATCTGCTTTCAACAGCGATGGGTTTACACTGGATCAGGGAAGCTCTGGAAATACTAATCTTCAACACACAATCACCAACAAAAGCGGCGAAACTTACGTTGCATGGACTTGGAGGGCCGGAGGTTCTGGTGTAAGTAATAGCAATGGATCAATTTCATCTACAGTTAGCGTTAGCACGGAAGCGGGTTTTAGCATTGTAAGTTACACAGGAACAAACGCGACTTCAGCAACTGTTGGTCATGGTTTGTCAAAAACGCCAGAATGGGTTTTTCTCAAAAATCGTGATAGCGCACAAAATTGGCCTACCGCTCATGTATCACTGTCATCTGTCAATCATATTTTGTTGATGGACAGTACTTTAGGAGAAGCCTCCGCTGGCACGAGGTTAGTAATTGGGAATGCCAGTACGTTTACAGTAGGCGATTCTGCTGATTTAGATATTACAAATCGTCTTGATGATAAATATATCGCGTATTGTTGGCACAGCGTTGATGGATACTCAAAATTTGGCAAATACAAAGGCAATGGAGATCCAAACGGTACTTTTGTATTTATCGGATTTCGCCCTGCATGGATAATGATAAAACGATTTGATGCCTCCGGCGAAAGTTGGAATATCGTTGATAATAAAAGAGATACTTTCAATGGAGCAAAAAAACTTTTGAAAGCAGATGAATCGCTTGATGAAGCATCTGCAACAAATGGTGTAGATTTACTTTCAAATGGTTTCAAACTTAGAGATAACATCGGAAATTATAACACTAGTGGGGCTGATTATATTTATATGGCTTTTGCTGACCAGCCGTTTAAGTATGCTAATGCAAGGTAGGAGATTTTATGTGGAAGCTAGGTGACAAAATTATAAAAGAAGGCCGATCATTCACAGACGGCAAAGGGAATATTCATCCTGTAAACTGGGCAAGTTGCTGGAGCGATGAAGAAAAAAAATCAGTAGGATTGACATTCGTAGCTGATCCCAAGCCTTGGGACGATAGGTTTTACTGGGGGTGGGACTCAGAAGAAAAGAATCTCATCGAAAGAAAGATAGACGACGAAGATGCTACAGATGAAAGCGGTAATAAGATAAAAGATGAAAAAGGTAATCAAGTCGTCAACCTTGGACTTAAATCAGTTGCTATCGCCAGAACGAAAGAATCGGCGAAAGGTTTATTAGAAAAAACAGATTGGTATGTTACGCGCAAGGCAGAGGCAGGAACCGCGATTCCAAATACAATCTCAACTTACAGAACGGCTGTCCGAACTAAAAGCAAAACTATCGAGGATGCAATAACTGCTTGTGATACTCACGCAAAGTTTATGGCTCTGTATGATGTGCCGATGAAAGATGGAAAGCCAACAGGCAATGCACCGATCAATGATTGGCCGGACGAAGGATGAGGTTGAAATATGACAACATTAAATATTGTCCAAGGCGATACGGCCCCTCAAGTAAAGGTAACGTTGACAAGAAGTGACACAGGAGATGCCGTCAATTTGACGACAGCATCCTCAGTTACGATGCATTTTCGGCAGAAGAATACGACAACTGTGTTATTTAGTAATACAAATTCCAGCAGTTCAACTGATCAAGCAAACGGTATAGCTATTTTTTTATTTACTTCTGGTCAACTCAATATCAGCGCTGGAGAGTATGAAGCAGAAATAGAAATAGTATTTACAAGTGGTACTCGTGAAACGGTATTTGAAACGATAAACTTTGAGCTAAGAGAAGATTTCCAGTGACCATAAAACGATCTGTAAGTTTTGCAAAAGCTGTTTCAGTAAACACAATAAATAAAATAAAAGCGATTGTTAGTTTCAGTAAAATTTCCGCTAATATCACGTTCTCAACGATAAGTAAAACAGTGACGATAGCGAAAATAGAAGCCCTCGCTGTAATAGGTGAGTTTCTCAAATTTTTGAATTTATCAGAGAACGCCTCAATTGCAGATTCAGAGATTATTGATTATCAAAAAAATATATCAGAAAATCCAGTGCTTGCAGATCAATCAGTTTTATCGACTGCGAAATCACTCACAGATAGCAGTTCCATAAGTGATTCGCAGGTATTTTCTACTTCAACAGTGCATGCAGATTCCGGCATAGTTTCAGATTCTTTAGCTAATAATCTATCGAAATCGATCGTTGATATATCAACAGTAAATGATGTGTTCCTAAAAAATATAACATTCAATCGAGCATTTACAGATAATGCTTTCGCTACTGATGATGTCGATGGAGCCGCTAGTGCAGAAGATGATCAGGAGATTCAATTTTTCAAAGTTATCGCCAATATTGGCCTCGCGACTGAACAAGATGTAAAATTATTCGAAAAACAAATATCGGATATTATTAATGTTTCTGACGCAGGTGTTTTTCGCGGACAAGGATATTGTGATTTCGAATATTTTGCTGATGACTATGTAGGATTTTCGGGTAATTTTTGAGGAGAAATATTTTGAACGATGCCATAAAATTGAAAGGCCGAGTATCCATAGTTTTGAAGGATAAAAACGGCAAGGTCAAAGAAACAAGAAACGTTGAAAATTTGATTGTTACAACAGGTTTGAATTTCATTGCTTCTCGAATGAAAGATACATCTGCGACGGCAATGACTCACATGGGTTTGGGTTCAGGATCGACAGCGGCCTCTGCTGGTCAAACTGATTTAGTTTCTATTCTCGGATCAAGAGAGGCGATAGATTCAACGACCGTAAGCACAAATACAATTGTTTACGTTTCTAATTTTGAGGCCGGAGATGCAACCGGAGCTATTGTTGAGGCGGGAATTTTTAACGCATCATCGGGTGGAACAATGCTATGCAGAACGGTATTCAGTGTAGTAAATAAAGCCGCTGATGATAGCATGTCAATCACTTGGACGATTACAATCTCAGCTTCATAGGTGATTTATGGCAACAATCACGACCAGATCAGGAAAGGGATCGCCCCTCACGAATAACGAAGTTGACAGCAACTTCACAAACCTAAATACCGATAAGCAAGAGGTATTGTCGGAGGGATCATTCGCTAATGGCGATAAGACGAAACTTGATGGCATAGAAGCCTCTGCGGATGTAACTGACACAGCTAACGTAACATCCGCTGGCGCATTGATGACTTCTGGTGGAACAGTCACCTCTGCAACTACTCCACTTACCGCGACAACTAGTTCAAGTTCTGGCGAGTCGGCGGCCCATTTTAAACGATCCGCAAGTAACGGTTCATTAGTTACTTTTGAAAATAGTGCGAATGTTACTGTCGGTGTCATATCTACTACTTCTAATGATCTTTTGATTGGTACAGGAGACACTGGGTTATATTTTGAGGACAGCACAAATGAAATTGAGCCATTCAATCCGACGAATCGAACCTCTACAAATGGCGTAATTAGCCTAGGAGCATCGAATAGAAAATTCAAAGACCTTTATCTTGGCGGTAATATTACCGTCGATGGCACAGTAGATGGGAAAGATGTTTCAACGCTAATTGCTAACGTATCTGAAGACAGTAATCCCGAGCTAGGGGGCAACCTCGATTTATCGACGCACGATATTATCACATCATCCAATAGAGATATTGAACTGGCGGCAAATGGTACAGGCAGGGTGGTCGTAAAGGGGAACGACAATCAAGGTACGATCGTCCTGAATTGCGAAGCAAATACTCACGGGCAAACGATTATAGCTCAACCCCACAGCGAAGGAGTAACGAATACACTAACGCTTCCCGCCGGAGGTGATCAAGAGATCGTCGGAGCATCGGCAACGCAGACCCTCACTAACAAGACTTTAACATCAGCAGTGTTAAACACAGGCATCTCTGGAACTGCGATTAAAGATGAAGATAACATGAGTTCAAACTCTGCTACCCATCTTGCGACGCAACAATCAATTAAAGCTTATGTTGATGCGGAGGTAGCAGGGGCTGGCGGCGGCGGTGTAATTGTACAGGACGAAGGTTCAGCTTTATCTACAACTGCAACAACCTTGAATTTCGTTGGGTCTGGCGTAGCGGCAACCGGAACCGGAGCGACTAAAACAATTACTATTTCTGGTGGAGGTGGAGGCGGTGGAGGAGTAACCGTCGAGGATGAGGGTTCCGCGCTGGCCACTACTGCAACGGCTTTAAATTTTGTCGGAGCAGGAGTCACGGCTTCAGGAACTGGCGCGACGAAAACAATAACCATATCAGGTGGTTCAGGGTCATCAGGTGAAACTTTGATGAGTTCTGGATCAGTGACAGATGTTTCTAGTATAGATTTTGATAGTTCGGCTTTAACCGGATATGAGAGTTATCGAATTGTGTTGAGTAACGTCACTCCAGCCGTTGACGGCGCTGAATTAAGAATGAGAGTTGGAAGTAGCAATTCGGCTGATGCGTCTTCTATTTATGCTCAAAGTCTTTTTCAATATGGCGTACAAACATCTGGTTATCGTGCGGCTTCTCAACAAAATTTTAACTTCAATTTTTTTTACATCCTCGCAAATTCAAACGGCATGGGTACAGGAACGGGCGAAAATTGCTATGCAGAAATTTATTTACCAAATCCGAATAGTACTACTGGGTATAAACACGCAGTTGTTCGGACATCTAATTACTCAAATTATCCTGCCGCTATGGGGCAAAGAATAAGCGCAATGGTTTGTAAGACGCAGTCAGCACTGAATTTTGTTACTTTCTATGCAGAAACAGGAAATATTGCGACAGCCACCTATCGATTATATGGACATAGCTAATGACGAAGAAAGCAGTCATCACATCATCTGGTTTACAGATGATTGATTTATCGGAATCTGAAGAGCAAGCGGAACGTGATAAAATCATTGAGGCCGAAAAAAATATTCCTGAAAAACAGAAAGCAGAAATCAGAGTGGAGAGAGAGCCTTTATTCGAGGAAGCGGATATAGCAATATACAAACTAGAAGACTCTGGCGGCGATACTACTGCATGGAGAAAATATCGGCAGGAATTGAGAGATATGACGGATCAAGCTGACTTATCTAACCCGATTTTCCCAAAAAAACCAAATTGATACGAATGAAATGAGTAACACAGCAATGATTAATAATCGGTCAAATAAAATATGAAACAGGCAGGAGTAGCAGATCGTATTTACAAAATTGAGCAACACCTCTCAAGTCATGAGGCTGTTTGCACAGAAAGGTGGTTAGAAACTATCTCCCGTATTAAGAGAATTGAAACAATTATGATCGGTACTGCTGGATCTACGATTATTTTACTTATATCGTTGTTACTTAAAACGTAGGGAGACTAATATGGCAGGATTGACAATCGTAACGGCGGCCACCGCAAATCCTGTTAGTGCAACTGAGTTCAGAGATTACACGCGGATTGATGATAATGTTGATACGGCTTTGATTTTTGCAATCATCGGAGCCGCTACCAAATTTTGTGAGGAATACACGAATCGATCATTCGTTACTCAAACTCTACGCCTATCACTTGATGGAATTGCTGAGTATGATCAGCGAATTCAAGATGGATTTTACACTGGCCCATTTCAAACTTTTTATAAAAATTTTATAGAAATTCCAAAACCGCCATTAATCTCCGTTACGAGTATCAAGTTTTTTGATGATTCTGATACGGAAAGCACTTGGGCAACTTCCAACTATTATATTGATAACGTATCAGAACCAGCGAGAGTAATCCTGAGAGATGGCGGCGCATACCCTACAGATCTCAGAAATGCGAATGGTATCCAAGTTAATTATACCGCAGGATATGGCGCGGCATCCGCTGTGCCAGAAGCGATCCGAGTAGCGATCATGCAATATGCGCTAAATCTTTATGAACATAGAGGTGATACGGAGCAAAATTTGACCCAAGCTCCTACACTGGTTCAAAACTTATTAGCTCCTTTTGTTATTCGTCGATATGGTGTCTCATCCTTCCAGCCTAGATATTCGGCGATGCGATAATGGCTATCGGGAAAATGGTGCATTCCGTAAAACTCCAACAGCCGAGCAGATCGACTGATACCGGAGGCGGCGCTGTTATCACATTCTCTGATGTTGCAACCGTCTTTGCCAGTATTAAACCAAAAGGCGGATCAGAAGTTTTATTCGGTGACCAATTAGAAGGGCGTGAAACCTACGTAATTACGATCCGGTTCCGGAGGGGTGTGACGAATAAGTTCCGGATTTTATATGCGTTCACAACAGGCGGGGCCAACTTCACCCGTACTTTCAATATCACCAGAGTTGAAAACGTAAATGAGCGGGATCGCTATTTGAATCTGTATTGCACGGAGGGGGTCGCTGTATGACCCGTGTATCTGTTCGAGTAGTTCGCAAAAAAAATATGCTTGATAAATATGAGAAAGGAGCGCTGAATGGCATACGCCGTGCAGTCGCTTTAGGCGCAGTAAATGTTCAGCGCGAAGCGGTAAAGAGCATTCAGGAAGGTGGCAAATCGGGAGTGATCTATCAGAAGTATAATCCGCGGAGGGTGCATCAAGCGAGTGCCGCAGGAGAGCCGCCAGCGAGCGATACAGGCCTCTTAGCCTCAAACATAAGCCTTGATATTGATGCTGATGGATTAGGCGCTTCTGTGGACTCCAGAGCCGATTATTCATCATTCCTTGAATTCGGTACATCGAAAATGGCGGCGAGGCCATTCATGCAACCCGCGCTTGAGGTAAATCGAAAAAAAATCAAGGCAAATATGGCGGAAGAATTGAAGAAGATAAAAGTATGACGACTCATTCTTTTGATTTACAAGCGGCGATTTATTCCAAGCTCAACTCAGCAAGCCTAACTGATTATGCGGGATCTGCGATCACTGGCGTTTTCGATGATGTACCAGAGGCAACTGATTATCCTTATGTCGTTATCGGCGAGGATACGATGGCTGATTCTTCAGCAAAGGATAAAGATATTTTTGAGCATACCCTCACGATTCATGCGTGGAGCCAGTATCGCGGGCGCAGAGATATTAAAGTAATCATGGAACAGATTCACAATGCCTTACATAATCAGGTAATATCTGTTTCTGGAGCATCGCTGATTAATATACGCCAAGAGTTTCAGACGACACTTTTGGAAGGCGATGGTATAACTCGGCACGGCATCATGCGATTCCGAGCCGTGGTGTCAGATACTTAAAAGGAGAACGACATGGCGGCACAGAAAGGCTCGGCGATGTTATTGAAAATCGGCAATGGAGGAAGCCCAGAAACTTTCACCACAGTCGGAGGCTTGCGCTCAACTTCAATCACTCAAAATGATGAAGCGGTGGATATCACAACAAAAGATAGCTCCGCGAAACGGCAATTGCTCGCGCAGGCCGGAGTCCAATCACTCACTATTTCAGGCTCCGGAGTTTTTACTGATGCGGCATCGGAGCAAGATATGCGGGCAGATGTTGGATCATCGAGTTTCACCAACTATCAGATATTAATCCCCCATTTGGGAACATACACTGGCGCATTTATGATCTCATCCCTAGAGTATGCTGGTGAGTTCAACGGCGAAGTGACCTATTCGGTGACACTTGAATCCGCTGGGGATATCACATTCGCATCCGCATAAGGGGGCAATATGGCTTGGGATCAAATAAAGGTATCCATCGATGATACAGAAATTGAAGCACACGTATCGCGCACTTCTGAAACGAATCAGTTCAGTATTCCAGCGGTTATCGCAATGGAAGAGGGAACGGTTTTCACAGTCGGGCGGAAAAAATACACGGCGGCAAAAGTAACAGACGTTGCGGAGCGAGGCGAAGTTCTATTGGTAGAAACCAAGGAGTCTAAAAATGAAAAATCCCAGAAGGGGGGAACTGACACTTAAATTTGGTGATCGAGAGATCGATGGAAAAATTACGTTGGATACGATTGTACGAATCGAAAATTCTCTGGGTTATTCCATCGTTCTTGCCATGCGAAAAATCAGTGATGGGAATCTTACCATTTCTGAAATCATGGCGATCCTCGGGCCAGTTTTGAAAGCCGGATCAGAGCATATTGAAGAGGCGGAACTCAAACGATTGATCTGGGAAAATGGTATCGCTGATGCAATGCGAGAGGTCAGCAATATCCTTATGACGGCATTGGTAGCGGGTGATCAGGGAAACGCAGAAGCGGAGGAAGCTCCGCAGTAGATGAACTGCCGTGGGATGATTTCATCAAAATCGCTCTCGGCAAAATGGGGTTATCACCCAGTGAATTTTGGGCGATGACTCTTGAAGAGCTTTATCTGGCGATTGATGGTTTTGCAGAATTCCATTCTGGGGGCAAACCAAGGCCATTAGATAGAGATGAGTTGGAGGATTTAATGGAGAGGTATCCTGACGAATGAGCGCCAATCCAGTTGATGTTCTCCTTGTCCGTGTAGAGGCTGATCTTAAAGATCTACGCCAAGGCCTTAAACAGCTTGATGATCGGATTGAGCGAACTCAGAAAAAGGCCCAAACAGGTTTTGGCAAAGTAGGCACAGCAGTTAAGGGATTGCTGGGCGCGGCTATTGTTTTCCAAACAGCTAGAGCAGGGTTAGCGCTTGTAAACTTCACATCTCACGTAGAAGAGATGCAAGCAAAATCG